TTTTCCAACGTTCTGCGCTGGGCGCTGCTTTGTGGATGTCGTCACGGGCTGTGCTGCCGTCGAGCGTTCCCGTCTTGACTAGGTTGGGCAAGTTGCGTGTCCAGAAGCATGTGCGCTTTTTAACGTTATCTGGCCCTGCTTCATCTGTCGCGAACTCCCACGGCTGCACGGATTGACTTGCTTTCCATGGAAACGCACGTTGCGACATTTCGGAAATGCGCTCCTTGGCGTGTTTGTGCATCACTGGGTTCTCAATCGCCAAGCATGGCACGTCAGCGTTCCACAGGTCGCTAAACAATTCTGCACCCTCATCCAGTTCGCGCCACATGTCATCCAGCGTCTTGTTTGGTGGTGGCACGACTAGCCAGCGAGAGCCGCTATTGCAAAGGCGTGTGCATGGTGGATGCCCAATAAATACCAAATCCCAATCATCCATGCCCAGGACATTTCTTACATCGTCCTGGATATGTCGGTTGGTTGGCGTGTCGCTGGGAAGGATGTCACAAGACCAAGTGTCATAACCTTCGGCAATGAATGCATCACGCACGATCCCAGATGTCTCGCATCCGATCAAAACTTTAGTGTGCCGTTTGCTCTCTTGAATTAATTCCTCAAGATCGGTTTGGCGCTCCCCACATTGGGAAGCGCCGCGCTCGTTAAACATGTCGAATTGATAGGTCATGCCGCCACCATACGAATTGCAAACTCTGCTTCGGCAAAGCGGATCAATTCGCCTTTGATGTCTTTTATGTGATCGTGGATCGCATCGCCGTCCCAATACTGAAACGGCTCCCATGCGTGTTGTTCGCAATATGCGTTGATCTTTTCATCATCCCAATTGTGAACGTCATCGGGAAATTGCTCAGTCAACACTTGACTGCTGGCGTATATGTATGCTCTGTCCTGAATGCTCATATCAGCATGCTCCATTAATTTCGTAAAACTCTTGAACGGTCAGCTGCTCTTGCTCTTGCAACAGCTGATCGATGATCGACGGCTGCTCACGCTCGATGCTGGGCCAACTGCGAACGTCAGACCAGTTGCTCTGCGTGTCGCGGATATTCCAATCAATGCCTTTTGCTGTAGATGCTTTGTGGAATTTGTACGCGTCACAGTCTTCTTCAAGTGCGAACATCAATTCACCATCGATCTTGCTGGCATAGCTGAACGCAGAAAAGTCGCTGGCTGTTAGCCCTGCTTTTGCAACGTCTGATGCTTTGACAATTAACCAGCCGTGGGCTGCGTCGTGTTCGTGTTGTACATTAATCATTTTATTTCCTTTCTTTTGCGCTGTTGACAGGTGTCGATCCTGTCGAATGACAAACTGCCAGTTTGGCTGTGATTTGTCAACGTCGATCAACAAATGTAGAATATGACCAACAAACAGCGGAAGGCGCAGCAATGGGAATGATTAGGCAGCGGAAGGCAACAGAGCAGCAAAAGAACTTTGTGACCTATCTTGTAGCGGAAAACAAAAGGCCCACAGAGGCTGCACGTTTGGCGGGCTATTCTTATCCCGCGCAAGCGGCTTATGAACTTAGTCGCAACCCTTCCATAATGCTTCTTATTCGGCAGGCGCGACAAACGCTCTACCAAACGGACATGGCCAATCTGGCAGCGGACACGCTGCGCAATGTGATGGTCGATCCAGATGCGCCAGCGTCTGCGCGTGTTTCGGCTGCTCGAACTGCGCTCGAACTGGCAGGGGATTTGAACAAAGGCGGTGACGCGGCTGCGGATGGTCGCTCACTCGCTGAGATGACGCCCGACGAACTCGCATCGATGATTGATCGCTGGGAAAGTGAGCGCGCAGAACTGGCAAAGGACGTCACAACAGCGCCAAACGACGAAAAAGATCAGTAAAAACAATGCATCGAACAGTCGCGGCGGGACTATTGCGCCATGCGACAGGATAATGAACGCGCGATGCCGACCCCGCCCCGTGGGGTAGTTCGCTGGCTAGGGTCTGGCGTATTATGGACAGCGATACAAATTTTGTGGATTTTTGAACTTTCCGCCCATTTTGTTGATCGAACCACGCAACAGCGGTATAATGAAGTCAACGAAAACGGAATACGGCCTACGTTATGAGTTTGTACGGAAACATGAACAAGCAGAAAAAGGCTGGGACGTCCCGCCCGAAGTCCAAGTCCACGATTAGCCCAAAGGCTTATGCTGACATGAAGGCTGGGTTTCCGAACAGCAAAAAGAACAAAGCCAAGAAGTCACGGACATCTAAGGCAATGGGGTACGCTTAATGGATCAGACACCAGCACCTAAGCAGATACTAGCTGACGAAATGCTGATGACGCTGATCGGCCTGAGTTCTGACGGTTATCCGCAGTACGAGCAAGTGAACCAGCTGCCACCACGTTTGCCGCGTGGACCGATGACAAGTCCTCGCCCAATGTTACGCCCAAGCGAGGCGGATATGCGGAAATTGTTTGAAGCGCGTAAAGCGGAGCTACAAGCCCAGGCTTATGCTGACATGGTAGCAAAGTCGCGTTTTGCGCAAGCGTTGGGGCTAGGGAACTAATGCATAGTCGGGTTCGCAAAGCGATGGAAAAGCGGATCGAAGAGCATGGTGCGGGTGATGCTGGTGATGTAAGTCGCCGCAACGCTGCCAAGAAGAAAACGTTACAGCGCAAATTGCGCGTTAAGAGTAAGCGGAGATCGTAATGGCGCAGCCACGGGACTACACCAGACAGTATAATTTCAACGATTTTCAGACGACGAATCCGAGTGATCCGCTTCCTGGGCCACAGGTTGATGGTGAGTTAGATGCTGTTAAGCTGACGCTGGACGATTTGAATGCCAACATTGGCAAGATACAGCGTGATGACGGCAAGCTGAAGAATGCGTCTGTGCATAAGGATGCGTTTAGTCAGGATGCATTAGCGCTGGTGAATAGCGATTTCACCCCGCGCGGGGATTGGGCTACGGCGACATCTTATGCTGTGAATGACGCTGTTGATTTTAACGGTGCGACGTATGTTGCGACGGTTGCGCATACATCGAGTGCTGCGTTTAGTACGGATGATGCGGCGGATCGTTGGATATTGATTGCGAATGCTGCGATTTCTGGGACGGGGAGTGCTGTTGATAAGTTTGAGGGTGACGGGAGTACGACGTCATTTACGCTGACTTATACATATGCGTCTGAAACGGCTGTTCAGGTGTTTGTGAATGGCGAGTTGCTGAACCCAGTTGATGACTACACGATTTCTGGGAACACGTTGACGCTATATACGGCACCAGGATTGCCGACAGTTGCGGGTAACGAGAACGTTATTGTGTGGGGCGCGAGTGTTGTTGCGCAAGCGGCTGCACAGGATGCGTCTGGGCATGAGTCGAATGCCAGTGGTTATGCGGATGAATCTGAAGCGTGGGCATCGCAGACGAGCGGTATTGTTGAAAGTACGGATTATTCGTCTAAGGCGTATGCGATTGGCGGTACTGGTGTTGATACGATTGCTGGGTCTGCGAAAGATTGGGCGACGAAGACGTCTGGTACGGTAGGTAATACTGGCGAATATTCGGCAAAGTATTGGGCGACACAGGCGGATGTTGGTACAGTTGCGTCACTTAGCACTGAGATTTCGAACTTAGCGGCAATTCAGTCCCAGCTTTTGATTGTTAATGGAATTTGGCCTGAAGTTGTGACCGTCGCTGGCATTTCAGCGGATACGACGACTGTTGCGGGTATCAGCACCGATGTGACGACAGTTTCTGGCAATAATGCGAATGTGACGACATTGGCGGGTTTGAATGCAGAAATTGCGGCATTAGGGCCGATTTCTTCGGATATTACGACAGTCAGCGGCATTTCAGCAAATACGACGACAGTTGCGGGTATTAGTGCGGATGTTACAACGGCTGCTGGGATTAGCGCGAATATTACGACAGTTGCTGGCATTTCGAGCGATGTTACGACAGTAGCGACGGCAAACGCGAATGTGACGACGATTGCGACTGATCTGACAGGTACGAATACGATTGGGACGACAGCTGGATCGATTGCGAACGTAAATGTCGTTGCGAACGCGATTGCTAACGTCAATTCGACTGCTCAGAACATAGCTGACGTTAATACGGTTGCGACAGAGATCAATAACAACAACTTGCAGACTGTCGCGAATGACATTCAGGCCGTGATTACAACAGCGAATGACTTGAATGAAGCGGTATCTGAGATTGATACAGTCGCTAATTCGATTGCAAATGTTGACCTGGTGGGCGGATCGATCAGCAATGTGAATACTGTTGCGGCGAATTTGACTGACGTTAATGCGTTTTTCGACACATATTTTATTGGTGCAACGGCTCCATCTAGCCCGACTACTGGTGATCTGTGGTTCGACACAACGTCATCGACGATGAAAGTGTATTCTGGCAGCGGATTTATCAATGCTGGTTCGTCTGTGAATGGCACAGCTGCGCGGTTTGTATATACGGCGACAGCGGCACAAACGACGTTTAGTGGCGCGGATGACGGTAATAACACACTGGCGTATGACGCTGGGTTCGTTGACATCTACATGAACGGCGTGAAGCTGGCCCCAGCTGACTATACAGCGTCAAACGGCACATCGATTGTCCTGGCATCTGGTGCTGCGCTGAATGACGTCATTGAGATTGTGGCGTATGGCACGTTTACACTCGCAAACTTGTCACTGGATGATCTGACAGACGTTTCGACGTCGGGGCGTTCGGATCACGACATTCTTGCGTACAACGTTGCGAACCAACAGTTTGAGGCGCGTAGCACAGCTGTTCTTACTGGCCTGACTATGCAGGGCAATGCGTACTTGCGTGACAACGATGCAGTGTATTTCGGCACCAGCTTAGACAGCTACATTTATCACGACGGTACAAGCGGTCATACATACTTCCGCGAAACTGGCTCTGGCAGCTTGATTA